AGAAAGCTAAAAAAGAGGGCTGGCTAAAAGGAAAAAATTCAACACTTGTTGAAAAAGTTATTCAATCTAAACAACTAGATAAAGAGATAGAAAAAGAAAAATCAACCTTTAATTCAACAGAGCTTGGTATTTTCAACAGCATTGTTGACAAAAAGCTCCGTGATCTTGAATTGTGCGATAAGGCGCAAAGGCTGGTTATAGATATGACTATTAAAAAGCTTAAAAAGCTTAAAAAGATTGGCATTGATAATGTTTCTTTTCAGGACATTAATGCTGCTGGATCTGCGATTCAAAAGTCTCGTGATGGTTTGGTTGGTAAAGAGCTTACTACAGTGATTAACAACAGCAATACGGCTATTGCACAAAGTCATTCAGTGTCATTGGTCAATATCCCTGCGCATGAACTTAAGCTGGCTTACTACGGCGAACTAGATGATGAATATTGATAGAAAAGAAATTGATCTTAAAGCCAGATTGATTAACGAATTTGATTTTTTTATAAGGTATTTCTTTAAGCATCAATTTGGGCGTAAATTCATTATGACGCCTCATTTTTATGAGATCATTGATGCGTTGGTTGAGGTGGTAAAAGGTAATATTACTCGACTTATTATCAATATCCCCCCTAGATATGGGAAAACAGCCGTAGCCGTTAAAATGTTTGTGGCATGGGTATTGGCTAATAATCCGGGCGCTAAATTTATTCATTTATCGTTTTCTGATGATCTAGCGCTAGATAATTCAAGTGAGATAAGAGAGCTAATCAAGTCTGAAGAGTACCAGCGTATATTTGGGGTGGCTATTAGAACTGATTCGGATAGTAAAAAGAAATGGTACACGATGGCAGGTGGCGGCTTGTATGCAACGTCTACTGGTGGGCCAATTACTGGATTCGGAGCTGGCGCTAAAACTCGTGAGAGGGCGGGTACAAATAGTCCGTGTGATGGTTTTGAGGGTTGTCTCATACTTGATGACCCATTGAAGCCCGATGATGCATTCTCAGATACAATGAGAAGCCGCATTAATACCCGCTTTAATAACACTATTGCTTCGCGTGTTAACTCACCAACAACACCAATTATAGTGATAATGCAGCGTTTGCATGAAAATGATATGACAGGTTTTTTACTAGAAGGTGGTAGTGGTGAAGAATGGCATCATGTTTGTTTATCGGCTATTAAGCCTGATGGAACTGCTTTGTGGCCTGAGATGCACACTATAGAAAAACTAAGGGCAATGGAGCAAGCAGATCCCTATACATTTGCTGGCCAGTATATGCAGATACCTTCGCCTTTGGCGGGTGGTATTATCAAGCCGGACAATATTAGCGTTGTGCAGGCTATTCCGCATGGTGTGACCGAATGGGTGAGAGGTTGGGATTTTGCAGCTTCTACAACGGGTGATTTTACTGCTGGCGCTAAGATTGGACGCTTAGCTGATGGTCGGTGCATTATCGCTGATATGGTGCGCATAAGAGTGTCGCCTGATGAGCGAGATGCTGCATTGGTTAATACAGCGGCTCGTGATGGTGATAACTGCCGCATATCTATTCCGCAAGATCCTGGGCAAGCGGGATTAACTCAGGTTAAATATTTGGTGCGTAGTCTGTCTGGATTTTCAGTTAAGGCTACACCTGAGTCTGGTAATAAGGTGGTAAGGGCTGAGCCGTTTGCTGCTCAGATCAATGTCGGTAATGTGGTCATGCTTAAGGCTGATTGGAATGATGCGCTTATCAGTGAGATGCGTATGTTTCCTAATGGTACGTTTGATGACCAAGTTGATGCGCTTTCTAGGGCGTTTTCAATGCTTATTGGCAATGAGCCCGCTATGATTTTCATTCCTGACGTAAGCAAGCCGGTTAATCCAGTGCAGGCACGCATATCAAAAGAAATGCCTGGGCTGCCTAGTGGTGTTATTGATGCAATTCAAGTGCCTGATGGAAACTTTTGCGGAAACTGCTCTGCGTATAGCGAGGGAAAGTGTTTAGATCGTGGGTTTTTGGTAGCTGTTCGTGATGTTGGGTGTCAATCATTTATACAAAGATAGGAAAAGCTCAAAGTAGCTTAACCAGGGCTGCAACAATTCCGATAGCAAAAGCCATTAATGCGCCTTGTTTAATAATTAGTCGTTGTTCCATTTGAATTAAGCGCGTGTCTATATCTTTACGTAAATCGTCTATATCTCGTTTAGTTGATAATTCATGCTGTGATTCAACAATAACGCGTACAAAGGCATCAGCCTGTTCTTGTGTAACGCCAACTGATTTTAATTTAATGACGGCTTCTTGGGTATCAAAAGTAATAGTGGTCATATTTTCCTCGAAGTTTTAATGACAGCATGATCTTGTTAGGTATTATTATAGGTCGTGACACTACGATTACCAGAATAAATAATTTTCTGGTAATCAACTATGTCAGACAACGCGCAATCAGTCGCATTTAACGAAAATGCCCCACAAGACGAACGCAATGATGCGCTTGCTGAATTGCAAAAGTCCCATAAAACAAATGCTTTAAGCGATCTTATTCCAGCAGAGGCTGTTAGGGAGGTGATTGCTCATATTCACGAAGGCTATCAGGATGAAGCTATTCGTAAGGCGATGAATCCTAATATTGTTCCATTTCCAAGCAAACATGCTAAGCGCAGAGAAAAAGGTATGCAGTCAATCCAGTTGGATGACTGGCAGCTGTCAGTCAATGGCGACTTTTGGGAACGTCCTAGTGCATTAGGCTTTGATTCTTTACGCATGATGGTAGAGCAAACGCCTATACTAAATGCTATTGTCATGACTAGGGTAAGGCAGGTACAGCGCTTTGCTAGAGTGACAGAAGATAATAGGGATGCGCCGGGCTTTGAAATTAAGCATATTGATAAGTCACATCAACTTAATGATGCTGAGCAAGGCTCTATTCATCAGTTAAACAGATTCATAGCTAATTGCGGGTGGGAATTTTCACCACGCAGGCGCAAAGCTTTAAGGCGTGATTCATTTGCTCAGTTCTTGGGCAAGGTAACTCGCGACACTTTAATAATGGATTCTGTCGGCATAGAGACCGAGTGGAAGCGTGATAAAGCCCAAGGAATGGATGGCTTTTACGCTGTTGACGGTGGCTCAATACGTTTATGTACGGAAGATGGTTATCGTGGCGATGATGAAATATTTGCGCTTCAAGTTGTGCAAGGAAGAGTCAGTGCAGCTTATAGCTTTGATGATTTGATTTATGAGCCGCGCAATCCAAGATCTGATGTCTCTGTATGCGGCTATGGTCTGCCAGAAACAGAATTGCTGGTGCGAGTGGTGACAGGCTATCTAAATGCTTTAACCTATAACATTAAAGGCTTTGATCAGAACGCTATTCCTAAGGGTATGTTGCACTTATCTGGCAACTATACTAATCAAGATATAGATGCCTTTAAGCGCTACTGGAACTCGATGGTTAAGGGTATCAATAATCAATGGTCATTGCCGGTCATGGTTTCAAAAGATCAAGAGTCTAGGGCGAGCTTTGAGAAATTTGGAGTAGATTATGACGAGATGTACTTCGGCAAATGGATGACCTTTTTAACCTCTATTGCTTGCGCCATTTATGGTATGTCGCCATCTGAGATTAACTTTGATTCGTTTACTGCCGGTAGCTCCTCTGCGCTAGCTGGCTCTGATACTGCTGAAAAGCTAGCGGCGTCTAAGGACAGTGGCTTGCGGCCTGTATTAGCTTATTTTGAAAACCTAATCACTGATTACATTGTTTCTGATTTTTCAGATAAGTATGTTTTTCGATGGACAGGGCTTGACCCTCAAAACGCTGATGAAAAGTTTGAGCTGCGTAAGCTGTTATTGACAGTTAATGAGGCTAGGGCAGAGGAGGGCTATGAGGCTATAAAAGGTCCTATGGGTGATGCGCCTTTAAATCCGCAATTAGTAGGGCCATGGATGCAATTAACCCAGCAGCAGCCTGAACAGCCAGACTTTGGACAGCCTAGTCAAAGCTCTAGCAATGATAATCAAGGTGAACAAAAAAGCGATACAGTTGAGAAAAAGCCCGATAGCGATACAGTAGAGCCTGCTCAAGAAGAGCAAGCGGCTGAACCAGCTAAGCCTGCGCAGCCTGCTCAAGGTGCTGAATTAGCAAATGGTGATGAGGGATTGAGTAAATCATTTGAAGGTCATAAAGGCAGACCAGGGCATCAAGGCGGAAGTCAGGCCAAGTCTTCAACTGATAGTGATGAGGATTATTCGGCTCATTTACCAGATTCATCAAAAATTAGCTCACTTGAAGAGGCTGAAAAATACTTTAAAGATAATATTGAAGGAAACTGGGCTATCACCATTAAAAGAAAGGCTGGGTTATTTGATGCAAAGCTAAATTTTAAGCAAAATCAGGATCATGCTTATACTAAAAAAAATAATGAAACTAATAAAAGGGAGTTTGAGGCTAAAAGAGCTTCTATGATGCAGTATATGGTGGACTGTATTGCTGATCCAGATGCTATCTTAGAAAACGGTGATAGGGAGATATTTGTAGAAAAAAATATTAATGGCGTTAATTATGTGGTTATTCTTAGTTGGTTTGAAAAAGAAAAGGAGTATCGCTTTAGATCGGCTCATTATTGGAGTAATAAGGAATTTGATCAAAATCGTAAATATTACAAAATGCCAGCTCCAAAAGGCAGGAAGTCCACTAAAAACAAAGCCCCTGAAAGGCTTAGTAAGTCTTTAGGGGCTTTAATCAAAGACACTGAAAATTTTGATAAGTCTTTAGTGTCTGCATCCGCACGGTTTTTAGACCTTACGGCCCCGCCCTTACCGATTTACCCGGAATCGCTCCAGCACCTATCAGATAGGCTCGATTGGGGACTTGACAGTGACGGCATCCCCCACGAAAGTAATTTTAGATGTATGGCTGATTTTGTCAAGTCTTTGGGTGGTTGGAATGAATTTGATTTTGAAAAAACAGAAGAGCTGGATTTTGGAACGCCTACACAAGTTATTTACACGATTGAATGATAATGAAAAAAACTAATTTACAACAAAAACTACCCATACAAAGCCGAAATGTTATAGATGGCGATGTGCTTTATTTTAAACATCCAGAGCATGGCGCATTATCTGGAAAGGTTCATGCTGTCGGTCAGCATGGCGTTCAGGTTCTTCATGAAAGCGGCGAGGATGGAGTGGTGCGCGTACCTTGGGCTGATGTGTTGGGGCATAAAGAACGTAGAGCCAGAAAGCTTGTTTTAGTTGAACGTGGCGAAGATGGCGCTATTGCTGAGGATGAAGATGGTAATCGTGTTTATGTCGAAGGCGAGGTGCCAGAGGAAGAAAAACCACTCAATAAAGCATTGCCTAGTGGTGATATTTCAGTGTTTGCGTTGAAAGAGCAAGCGGCCATTGATGCTGCGCTTATTTCTGCTGGATTTGTTCCGTCGATTGAGTACATACGCAAATCTTATGGTGAGCATTGGAACGAGCCACAAGTGAGTGCAGAAACGATTGCAGAAGCTCCTAAAGTAGACCTAGAGCCGTTGATTAAAGCGATTGCAGAGATTAAGGCTCATGCTGATATGGCTATTACTAATTTGCGTTCAGAACTAGCGTTAAAGTTAGCGCTTGGGGAAGGGAATGGCGCTGCTGATTGATATATCAAATATTCCAGAGTGCTCTTGTGATGGCGCATTAGAGCATCTACACAAAGCACTGAATGATGAAGACGGTTTAGCGCATGATATTTGGGCGCAACATGAAAGCCCATTTATACGTGAGCTAATCGAAAAGTTTACTGATCGTGGCCTATTTAAGATTGCTAAGGTTCAGGAGGAGTTGAAAAAGTGGCTGGCAGGCGATTATTACGTTCCTGCTCTAAGGCACACAACAGTTCCTGTAGGTTATATGGGTCGTTGGACACAAGCAGAGCTTGATTTAGTTTATACCTATTTGCAAAACATACCGCCAGATTTAATGACGCTAAATGATTGGTCTATGCTGATTGATTATACAGTACAGCGATATTTGCCGGCTGATCAACTTAATGAAGAGGCTGAGTGGCTAGCGGTTAAGTCGGGATTAATGGGAAAGGCGCAAGTGCACATGGACAATATTGATATTGCTGCAGCTGCAACCATTGTTGAGGCATTGCCTTCGACTGTAGTAGAAGCGGTAACGATGTTTAACCTATCTCCAGCTGCTGAAGCGATTATGGAATATGGCAAGCTTTATGGTTGCGAGAATGTTCAGGCTGTTTCTGATGGGTTTAGGCATAAGCTTAAGAAGGTCATTTTAAACCATGAGTCAGCCAAGCTATTGAATGATGAGTCGTCTAATGCTCAGACGCTAGAACAAGCTTTATTTGATACGTTTTCATCTGCAAATAGAGACTGGCGTAGGATCGCGCTAACAGAAGCCGGTGAAATGGCTAATCAAGGCGTTATTGCTTCATTGCCTGCTGGGTCTAAAGTTAGGCGCATGGAAATGTACAGAGGCGCCTGCCCATTTTGTAAAAAGATCGATGGGCGAATTTTTAGCGTGGTTGATCCGTCCTCTGAAGACAAGGACGGCACTAAGGAAGTTTGGGTAGGTAAAACCAATATAGGCCGATCATCGTCCCCACGAAAGCGTAGCGGTGATGAGTTGGTCGAGCGACTGCCATCTGAATTATGGTGGGTAGGTGCGGGAGTAATGCATCCCCATTGCTTTATTAATCCAAGGGTTCTAATTTACACAGTGCAGGGTTATAAGCCAATTTCAGATATAAAAGTTGGTGATTTAGTCTTGACTCACAAAGGAAGATTTAAGCCTGTAAATTGGGTTCTTAGTGGAAAGAAGCATACGGGCAACGTGATCGGCCTAACATTGGGTACTAAAAATAAAAAGAGAATGCCTTTTACAACTCCAGAGCACCCTTATTTAACATCGAGGGGATGGATTAAGTCAGGAGATATAGTTGTTGGCGACAGAATTGTTGCTCTTTCTAAAATATGCCAAGGTTGCGGCAAGCCATTTGTTAATTTAAAGCACCCAAATGTTAATAATTGTGGGAAATCTTGCGTAGAGCCTAGTGGAAGTAATCAATTTTCTGAGCCAGACACAAGGGACGAGGCTAGGCAGGTTACTTCAGAAGCCAATAAGAAAAGAATGCGGCTAATGACTGTTGAGCAAAGGAGAGATCTTACTAAAAAGGCAAGAATTTCAGCCAAGGAAAAAGGGTATGAGTGGTTAAGAAGTGACGACGTTAAAAAAAGATCTGCAATTTCAAATGCAAATAAAAACTATACTCCCAGTGGCATTGAGTTATCTATACACAGAGAGCTTTTAGAGCTTGGTGTAGAGCCTACGCTACAACACAGGGTTCTTTCTGGAATGAAAGACATCTCTGGAAGGGTGCGTTACTGGTGGTTAGATATAGCATTGACAGAGCAAAAAATAGCCATAGAGATAGATGGCGCTGCTTGGCACAGAAGAGGCGAATTTATCTCAAGAGATGATCGTAGGGATAATGATCTTACTAGCATGGGGTGGACTGTTATGCGATTTGATCATGAATTAGCAAAAGCTAACCCTAGTTTTATTGCCCAAGAAATAGCAAGATTGGCTATGAATCATTCTGGTGATTATGTGTTTTCAGACATAGAGGTTACTGATATTTGTGAAAAGGAGGTTGCAAATAAAAGGCTTTATAACTTTGGTGTTGAAGATGATGAGTCTTACATTATTGGCGGTGGAATTGTAGTGCATAATTGCCGTGGCCAGTGGGTGGCTATGGATTCGTCAGCTTTTGGTGATGATCCTGAGTTTGCTAGCTTTTTATCCAATTTGTTTAGTCATCAAGAGGGATTGTGATGCTTAAAAAATGCTTAGCAATGGCAGTATTATGTCTGCCATTAACAGTGAGTGCAAAAGGAAGTCATAAGCTTGATACGACGCCAGAGGTTGCAGTTGGCGCTGTAACTGCTCAAATTGAAGATAACTATTATCACAACACCAATTCATTTGATAGTAATGGTAATTTATTGCCTGTTGATACTGACTATATTAATGCCACAATTGGTTATTCATTTGATTTTGGGCTGACTGTTCAGGCGGCCACCTATAACTGTCCTATATTTGGTGGAGGTGCTCAAAACTTTGAGTGCGATACTTACATTAATATTATTCAGCGCTTCAATTTGACAGAGCATTTTGGTGTAAATATTGGATCTCAAAATGGCACAGTCTTTGGTGTACTACCACAATGGCATCATGTTGATTTA